TTGTTCATAGTTAACTTCATCAGTTACGAGGAGATGAAGTTGATCGCAACAGATCACGGGGACTTGTTCGCAGATGGTTCGGACGAGGAATCAATCCCGTGCTTTTGTGGGGACTGAGGGTTGGGGGACAGCCTTGGCTGGAGACCTAGCATGACGAACATACAGGAACAAGACCGCCCCCCAGCGGTAGTATAATAGATTGGGTAGAGGTGTGAGAAGGGTGCGTGGACAGGGTGATTGAGAGGGTGATTGAGAGGGTGATTGTGAAGGTGATCGGAAAACACTTAGGTGCGAAAGTTAAAGTCGTTTCGAGATTAAGGATGGCCCAAAATAGGGGCGGGAGGTAGGTATAGTGCGATTATACCTACCCCCTGTGGATAAGTCTGTAAGTGCTTGAATTATAAGGAAAAGGTAGGTAGGTATAGGTGGTATGGTTCATACCTACGTTATACCTAGTATACCGCGTTCGTAAGTTATTGATTTATAAGGGTGGTATGATGGTATGGTAGGTATACTCTCTAAAGAGAGGGAGAGAGAGAGTTAAAATCTCTCTCCCCGTAGGGCTTCTCTCTTTAGGATTAGAGAGATTGGAAAAAGAAAAAAAATTTTAATGGGCTGGAAAAAACGATGGAAGAAATGAGTGCGAAACAGGACATGCTGATGAACCCAGATCAGTACTCAAGGAAGGTGCTTCGGTCGAAGAGGATGAGGCTGAGTCAGAAGCAAGAGAAGTTCGTTGAGTTTTTTGTTTATCACGATTTGACTAATACCGAATGTGCAAGACGAGCGGGGTATCAGTTCCCGTCTGAAGTTGCGACTCGAATGCTTAACGATCCACGGTTTACACACGTGCAGGAAAAGATTCGAGAACTCAAGGAGGTGCAGCAGCGCAAGCACGAGATTACGTTTGAGAAGGTTGCAAGGGATCTGCAGGCGATTAGAGATGCGGCACTTGAGGATGGGGCCTATGGCCCTGCAGTCCAGGCGGAGATGGGTAGAGCAAAGCTGGCAGGCTTGCTGATTGAGAGGAAGGAGATCAAGCACGGGAAGATCGATCAGATGGATCGACATGAGGTTGAGGCAAGACTCAGGGCGCTTCTTGAGAAGAATGATCTTGGCGGGGTTATTCCCAATCAGCAGGTGAAGGATGTGAGCACGGCTCACGAAGGGTCGGAAGGATTGATTGAGCATCAGCAAGAGGATGATGGTGAGTATGTCGTAGACTTCGAGGAGGTTGAGGTCGAGTATGAGGAGGTTGAGGTGGAGGATGTCCCCTCCGACCTCGAAGATGAGGTCGAAGAGGACGATGAGGACGAATCCGATGAGGATTAAAAACCGTTGATGTTGATTGTGATCCGAACATCTGAGTTATGGTTTTGGTAAAACTCAGAAAGACTGTCTCGAAGCTTCATGGCCTCTTCAAGCAAAGGTTGTTGGTCAAGATGGAAATCTTCCTGCCAGATCTTCGTTTGAGATAACACCGTCCTGCTTGCGTTGACGTGATAGTTTTCCTCGAAGACAGTGATGACGATACAAGGATCAATCATGTCGCTGATCTTCTCGCACTCACGTTTGAGTTGAGTATCTCTCCAAGAGAGTACGTCAGCACTACGCTTTTCTTTTTCTTCAAATTGTTTATGAAGATTGTCGATGTCTTTGTATTGACCTTCAATGGTTTGTCTCAAACCTTCGATCTCAACTGTTTGCTCTTCGATCACGGTTTGTTTCGTTCTGTATTTCTTAGGCATCTTGCGACCTCCTTGCGGTCTCCATGTTTATCCTGTATGACGGGGGCCTGAAGCCTTTCAGCTTGCGGGCTTTCTGCGTCAGCTTTTTTCTTTCTTTGAATGCTTGAGTGATTTGAAACGCTCGAAGCCGGTGATAGGCACAGCAAAATCTTGCGTGCTTCTCTCTTGACTCAAAGCTTTTCTTGCACCATTCGCATTTAAACTTGCGGGTTTTCTTTGAGAGATGGAGCTCGTGAGAGTTCTTTCTCAACCCGCCCGCCTTTCCAGGCGGTTGGTTTTCATTGATCACGCGTTACATTTCCTCCTTTGTCATGATGAGCCTGCCGATCTGAGCGACAAGCGGTGGTACAACGGCGTTGCCTAGCGACTTAATTCGGTCCACCCGATTGGGAATCCCATAAGCCACTCGACCCACGTCGGGTTCAGTTGGCCAGTCTTGCCCTCTTGATGCGTCACTGCGTCGGGTAGACTGTTCGATGGCGTTCGGCCTTTCTCTTTCAAAGTCTCCGCTGCCCTCCCGCCTTTGTAGTCTCTCGTCAATGGCGTAGGCCACATCTTGACCGCGACTTGAAGCGGCGTCCCGCCTTGAGCGTACTTCTTCGAGCGACTCGTGGCAGAGTCTTGGGTGGGTGTAGGCCACAATTTCACGGCTGTAGCAAGTCCATCCCCGCTCTTTTTGCTCACGCCTTTTCTGTTGTAGTTCCCATGAACCGTGGGTGTCGGCCAAAGATCGGGCGAGAATCCAGACTCGGTCTCTTCGATGGTGTGCATCGACGGCACAAGCTGGTAGTACAAACGGTTGGACTTCGTAACCCGCTGATTCCAAGTCAAGGCACACATCGTCGAGTGCCATTCGGATGAAGCCAGAAACGTTTTCACCAATGACCCAAGTGGGGTTGGATTCCTTGATGACACGTAGCATTTCTGGCCAGAGATGGCGGTCATCATCCTTGCCTGCTCTCTTACCTGCGATTGAGAAGGGTTGGCAAGGGAACCCTCCGCAAACAACGTCAATTGCGTTGGCGTATTCTTTTCCATCTAAGTCTCTCACGTCTTCGTGAATGGTTAGGTCAGGCCAATGCTTGGCAAGTACCTGACGGCAGAATTTGTCCTTCTCACAAAAGGCAACGGTGGTCATCCCCGCTTGCTCAAGACCAAGGGAGAAGCCACCGATGCCGGAGAAGAGATCAAGGACTTTCATGTATCAAATCCTTCCATTGCCCCGCCGTTAATTGCTCTTACTGCATCTTCAATTGCCTGACCGCCTTCTAGTTCAAAGTTGCCCGCAAAAGTAAGATTGAACTCCTGTTCAAGGTAGTCTGCGATGTATCTCGCTTGGGCAGGGGTGATCACCAATGGTTGATCGTTCATGCGTCCTCCTCAAAGTGTTCGTAGTCGCCTTCTGAATAGCAGGACATGCAGATCCAGCGTGGCATGGTTTCGCCATGCGCCACCCAATCTCGGTGGGTGACGCAGTTCATGGCGCGTTCGTCGGTTAGATGACCGCAATGGTCACAAGAGATCTTTCCATTGCTCATCGGTAGAAGTACCCCTGATCAGGACAGTGCATGGTTACGAGATTCTCATCCCACTTCCATCCTTTGGTGCGTGTGATCTGCGGGAACTTGATGTCAGGTGGTGGATCATCTTGAGACCACCGTTTTTCCATGTAGTCGCAGTCTGCTTCGACGGCTTTGATCCTCGCTTGATCCCTTGAAGACATGTCCATGCCGTTCATTTCGGCCATCAGTTCGTAGTAGTCCTTGCCACCAAACACACCGTAGCCATCGTAGTCAGGCTCATGCCATACGTTGCCCTTGTCATCGTGCAGGTACACTTCGAGGGGACCACGGTCGCTGTACTTGTTGCTGACGCTTTCGTGAGTGTCGCTTGTTAAGAAAGAAAAGAATCCCATGGTTATTCCTCCGACTCAGTAGTCAAGTGTGAAAACGTAACGGCCAAGGCTGAGTGAGCCTGAGCCAGTTATGCGGATGCCTGTTCGGCCCCAACCCGTATTTTCTAAAAACTGCTCTGCGGCTTGCTTTGCGTTCTCTTCATCGCTTATTGCGTAGTTATAGGGTAGGGTTACCGACTTCATGCCTTCAGCCTTTGCAGTCCATCGCGATCCACGCGTGTTGGTTGGGCCGTGGTACTTAACCTCAATTGCTTTCATGGTTATGCCCTCGTCCAATGCGCGAACTGCTCCTCGAACGGTAGGTCGTTCAGGATGATGTGCTTGTCACCGTATTTAAGCTTGGCCCATGCGATGCTTTGCTCACTTGGCTTGATCTTGATCTCATACACGTCTCGTGTACGGGTCTCCACCATGTGGATCTTTTTCTTGAGTTGATTCTTGATCGACTTCTCAATCAGAAGACGGCTGAGTATGTCGCACACTGTGAATTCAGTTGCTCTTCTCAGCAGTTCATAGCGTTGGTAGTCGATTTGCTTGATGCGTTCAGGTAGGTCCAATGAATCAGCAAAGTCCTGAACCTCTTTCGAGTCTTCAGTCATCCACTTGTAGTGTTCAGGGTCGTTCGCTTCGACGTACTTCAGTGCGGCCTCACCGACTGCGTCTCTTGATTCTTTGAAGCTTTCAACTGACTGACCCTTGCGGGCATAGTAATGATCAGCACCGCCGCGACCATCGTTCTCTACCTTGATGGCAGGCTTCCCGTTCAGGTAGATGGTTGCTTCAAAGCAGTGGGTCTCTTGCGATGCGAATTCAGCATGCTTGATGTTTTTCAGAGTCAATCCGAATGAGGTGTTCGGATCATGGGGCTTGCCGTTTTGGTTAGACATGAGAGGTCTCCTTGTTTTTACGGTCTTGGGTTTGGTCCCACGCCATAATGAATCGCTTAACGAAATCTTTCTGACGCAGGTTGAGGTTTACTTTGTCCGACTTCAGCAACATCTCTTCAGCACACAATGGCATGAGGTCTTGCTCGTCACACCATGCGTCCCATATGTCGATGAGTTTTTCTTCGGAATAGGTCTGAGTGAGGAGCAGTTCAACGTCGGTTGAACCGTTGTCCTCTTGCTCCCATTCGACAAGGAGTTTGACCTTGACGGATACGGGATGCTTGTTGGTTTGACTTAACCACTTTAATGCTAGGTCGCGAAGGTACAATTCATTTGAGAAATTCAAAAAGGCATTGTCCATCACTTGAGTTTTTACTTTCATGATAGGTCTCCAATGCATGTCCGTTATTAGGACACTGTTATTTTACTTGCCTGAGCGTTATATGCAAGCTGTTTGTGAAATGAGATTGCCGAATGTGGGTTTTTTGTGGGGTTTGGTGGGGTGGAATAGCACCCGCCCCCTCAGCCCCTTTGTAGATGGGCCTTTTCCCCCCTCCTGCGCGGGGATAACTTGCGGGCTTGCGGGTTTTTTACACGTGCGGCCTGCGGGCTTGCGGCTTTGCTTGCGGCTTGCGACCTCGGTCGGTCGGGTTGGCGGCGGGCAGCGGTGCCAGGTGGCGGGCGGTAGGTGGGGGCTTCGCACCCCCTCGGTGTCAGTTTGCATGAGTTGATAAGGCGCATCTTCAAACACACTAGAACAGTAGGCGCCGGAGACATTAGTGCTCGGCGTAGCTTACATTGGCCACGCCTCGATCCCAACACGCTCGGCAATCGCGGCACTCGCCGCCTTGCTTAGGTGCGGGACATATGTGGGAATTTGTGGGGATGGTTCGCTTGTGAACCGTCGATGTCCATGCCCACCGCTTGGAGCGTGGACCGTCAACCATGGGTGCGGAGATTCGCACGGTTAAATTCTCGGGTATCTCTTTAAGCTTGGCGATCAATTTATATTCGCGAGTCGGTAGCCAATGCTTGATGTGTGGCGTTTGCTTTACCACTTCAATGATATCGGCTAGGTGCTTTTCGCTTTGGATGTCGCCGCTATCGTGCCAGCGGAAGAAAGGTTTCTTCCCTAGCGCGATGCTCATTTGATTAACCCAATCCGGCTTTGATATTGCCGCAAGCCGTCGCGCTTGCGCTTCTTTCACGTTGGGCATGACGTACATGCCACGATCATATGCGTAACAGTTCTCGCATGTTGATCCTTCGATCCGTCGAAGCTTGCCGCCTACGTTGCAAGCTTGCGCTGGCAAGCCGTAAGACATGCATGGCATCTTGCTCGGGTTTGATAGTCCGCCCACATAATCGCGGGCCTCGGTTAGTTTGCTCATTTTCTAGGTCTCCATTGCTAGATCGTTATAGTTTACAAAACTTTGCCGGGTAAATAAAGCGGGTATATATTTATTCGGTCCGTTAAATCGCGCATTTGATGGTCTAGACTTGCGACCTCGCAAGCTTGCGACCTTGCGGCTTTTTTATTTTTTTATTGGCGCGAGCTCGTGAGCTTGCGACCTTGGCATTTTGTTTTGTTAGCTGGCGCCGCGCTCGCGCAAAAAAATGGGGGCAGCGCCCCCATCTTTTAACTGTGAGTGTATCCATCCGGCTCGATGCCGAGCCACATTCCCTTCCAATGAACCATCACGCAATCCATCATCGTGCTAGGGATCGCCTGGCGTCGGAATGCGAGATAGGATGGCGCGATAGTCTCATCGCGCATCCAGACCCGATACAACGCGTGGCGCTGTGCTTTAGTCAGTATCATGATCACCTCCCGATCATTTGGTTTAATTCTTTTTTAATGGCTCGAGCAGTATCTCCGCGCCAGCTGCTAGCGTTCGCCAAAAAATACGCGATCACTGATCGACCAGAGTCGAGTCCGAAATAATCATCTGGCGCCCATAGCTCATGCATTGCGTCCAGGTAAGGACGCGCAGCATAGTTAACTTTCTCTTGCCAATCATTCTCGATGTCGGCAGCGATATCTCTTATTGGTCTATCCATTGTTGGTCTCCAAAAAAAGGGGGCGCTTACGCGCCCCATGGGTTTAGTCCTCTTGCTCAATGTATCGGTCGGTGCTGAGATCAATGATTCGATTCGATGGCGACATCTCTCTAATCAATTGCTCTTGCGCCACGTGGGTGCGAAGCTTTGCATCCAGCGCCGGTCGACGCTGTGCATATGCAATCAACGCTTCGCGCACGCCGCTCCCGAATGCCGCGTCAAACTTGCGACGATTGTTGAGATCAAGATCGCAATATGCGCTGTGCATTGAGTCGAGCGCGTTGCGTAAACTCCAGCGCCGCGAATCGCTGATACCGGCTTGTTCTAAATAATCGATAAAATCACACATAGTTTTAGTCTCCAGACTTAAGTGATGGGCCGCTGCGCGCGGCCCGTGGGTTTCAGAATCGTGCGCTTAGTGTCACAACCTTCTGAATTTGTGGGTTAGGCTGTCGTAGGGTTAAACCCCAATCCCACGATTGACCTTCCCAATTAATGTAACCTTTGGCGCTGGCGCCATTGCGAACATTCACAACCATATTGTCTGGCTTATGCATGAATCGCGTAATCGCTGTCCCGTTATCCTTCGCGCATATCTTGATCGCTTTGGATATCGGCGCCTTTTCACTGGCAACAAATTTTTCTAGCATTGCCAATTCTTGCATTACTGCGCTGGCCTTGATCTCCGCGATCCGTTCGATCGCTTTCTTTAGTTCTCTGTTCATCTGCTAAGTCTCCATTGGTTCGCATCCCGTTGATGCAAGATCAACTGTATCATATGCGGATATAACGCTCAAGCATTTTTGCATCTCTTTTATTTAACATAATCCAGGTACCCTAGGGTCAGTTCTTGAATTTTGGGCGCGTCTTAATTCAAGACCCGACCCCCCCTAGCGCATCGCGCGTATATTTTGTATATATAATAACGTTCACCACGTACAATTTCGGCAAAAAATCATTTGAACCTATCTCACCTCCCCGAATCCGAAATGAAAGAGATCCTGCAGTTGCAGGAACGCTTATCTATTCTGGACATTCAAGAAAAGGCCCGGGACTCCTTCATGGAGTACATCCGGTACATCTGGCCTGGGTTTATTGAGGGGCGGCACCACCGCATTATTGCGGACAAGCTGACGAGGGTTGCGAAGGGTGAATGTAAGCGCCTGATTGTGAACATGCCCCCTCGACACACCAAGTCTGAGTTTGCTTCGGTGTACTTTCCGTCATGGATTATGGGCCTTCGCCCTGACATGAAGATCATGCAGACCACCCACACGGCGGACTTGTCCATTCGATTTGGCCGAAAGGTCAGGAATTTGATGGATACTGAGGAATATAAGCGTGTTTTTTCTCAGGTGAAGCTGGCGGCGGACTCTAAGAGTGCGGGCCGGTGGGAGACGGGTCAGGGCGGCGAGTACTTTGCTGCGGGTGTTGGCGGTGCGATTACAGGTCGCGGTGCTGATTTGCTGATTATTGATGATCCGCACTCTGAACAGGACGCATTGTCGCCTACGGCCATGGAAGCGGCGTATGAGTGGTACACCTCTGGCCCGAGACAGCGTCTTCAGCCTGGTGGGACTATTGTGATTGTAATGACACGATGGTCAACGATGGATTTGACCGGCAAGTTATTAAATCGTCAGACGCAAGATCACGCGGATCAGTGGGAGATTGTTGAATTACCCGCCATTTTGGAGGACACCGGCAATGTTTTGTGGCCTGAGTTCTGGAAGAAGGAGGAATTGGAGTCGGTTAAGGCGTCGATTCCGATCAATAAGTGGAGTGCTCAGTACCAGCAGAACCCGACTTCGGAAGAAGGTGCGATTATTAAGCGTGAGTGGTGGAATATTTGGACCAAAGACAAGCCGCCGCGTTGTGACTATGTAATTCAGTCGTATGATACGGCGTTTAGCAAGAAGGAAAATGCGGACTATTCTGCGATTACGACGTGGGGTGTGTTTAGTCCCGGCGAAGGTAAGGGTGATGCGATCATTCTGCTTGATGCAACCAAGGGTCGGTGGGACTTTCCTGAGCTGAAGTCGGTTGCTTTTGAGTTATACCAGCAGTATGAGCCTGATATGGTGCTTGTTGAAGCGCAAGCGAGTGGAACGCCGCTCACGCATGAACTTCGGGCGTCGGGTATTCCTGTTGTGAACTACCGTCCTAGTCGAGGTAATGACAAGATGACGCGGGTTCATGCTGTGAGTCCTGTATTTGAGAGCGGGATGGTGTGGGCACCTGACTTTGTGTTCGCGGATGAGGTGATTGAAGAATGTGCTGCTTTTCCTTTTGCGGAACACGATGATTATGTAGACTCTATGACGCAGGCTATACTAAGATTCAGACAGGGTAATTTCATCACGCTTCAATCTGACGAGATTGAAGAAGAAATATACCGCACTAAAATCGCGTATTACTGAGGATCCTAAACCATGGCAAAAATAAAATCGTTGTTTAAAGGCGCAAAGAAGGCTGTTGAAGAAGCCGAAAAAGGCGCTTCTCGCCGCGTCGGTGCTTTAGGCGATAGTCGAGTAAAGATCGAAGAAGGTTCAAAAGTTGGTAAAGCTGTTGGCGGCATGAAAGACCCGAAGACGGGTCGAGTTTTAACCAAAGAAAAAGTAAAGGAAGTCACCTCGCGTGGCCGTAAACGTATCGCTGGTGGCGCTGCTGCTGTAGGTGCTGGCGCAGCTTTGACTCAAGGCGGTGCCGAAGATAAAAAAGCCAATGGCAAAAAGAAAGAAAAGGATTACACCAAGGGCGTAAGCCAAGGCGGCGTACCTTTTAAAGAAGCATTTGCAAAAGCGCGTAAAGACGGCAAAGACTCTTTTAAGTGGAATGGCAAGAAGTACACCACGGAACTTGCTTCAGAGAAGAAGTCATCCTCAAAGGCATCTTCTTCCTCATCCTCTTCAAGCTCAACCAAGAAGAAGCGCGGGATTTTGTTTGGCAAAGACGCCAAGTTCCGACCATTCGGCGGCGTACTCGCTCGTGCGCTATTGGGCGAAGACGAAAAGTTTGGTGGTGATCGCGGCGCGATTGATTTTATCCGCCCCAAGAAAAAGAACATGGGAGGCATGATGAAAAAGAAAGGTTATTCAACAGGCGGTGCGGCTGGTCTTAGCCCCGCGCAACAAAATATGTTGAGAAGCGCCCAGCAACACGCTGCAAACACCGGCCAGAACCCTGCAGAGCTTCAGCGATTGACTGCTCAGCATGGTGATTTGAACGCTGCCAAAAATAAAGCTATGGCCGAAGCTAAGAAAGACAGACGCCGATCTGGCAGAAGAGGCGGAATGCCTAAGATGCAGGGTGGCGGCATGATGGCCAAGAAGGGTTATGCCAAAGGTGGCGCTGTTCGCAAGAAGGCGCGTGGCGTAGGTGCAGCTAAGAGGGGATTTGGTAAGGCCATGCGTTAAGCGTGGCTTATCTCCAAAGCAATATCCCGCACTTTAAGGCGTGGGTGAGAAGAGAGTACACGGTTAATCACGAGCGATACCATGGTGAATTCCTCCACGCCATGGTCATCGCGGTAACGACAATGCCGACGCGATGCTTGTCG